TGTTGACAATGTGAATGACATTGTTGATTATTTCAATATTGCTTCAGCGGCAGATGGAGACATCCTTGTTTATAATTCCAACACAGCAAAAATAGAAATAGGAACCAGCAATTCATCGTTCACTACTTTCAAACAAGCACCCAAAGAAACAATAAATGCAATATCAGGCACTTCAGGCAGTATCACGGTTGATACCACAGCGGCTCCTGTGCATACTATGACATTGAATGACAACACTGTTTTTACATTTGCTAATATGACAGCAGGCACAAGTATCACCTTGATAATAACACTAGGTGCCGCCAACAAGACAGCAACATTCACAACAGATGGATCCACATTGGTTAAATTTCCAGGAGGTGCTCCAACACTTACAACCACATCAGGTGAAATAGATTTGGTGGTTGTGTTTTTTGATGGAACCAATCATATAGGCAATATTGTTCAAAGGATCAAAGCATAATGCTTTTTAGTTCTACCAAATTTCTTGGTGGTAAAAATATACAAAACATTACCACACTGACATTTAAAAGATCCGCAGGGTCTGGACTTGGAGAATATTTTGACAAGGTAGACATAGTTGATCCAAGGGGATACACAAAACTTGGCACTGGAGGAACTTTTACTAGGAGCAGTGTAAGTGGCTTCTCAGGCACCACATTTGGTGGAGCAGTGCCGGTTGAACTTAATCCTGCCACATACAGCATTAGGGTAAAAACCGCATTTTGTCATTCACAAGGAAATATCGCAGACAATCTCGACGGCAAGATATTCATTAGGGTGGCTAAAATGGCTAACATAGGGACTGCTGTCCACCAAGCAACTGATACTCAGTATGCGGGCACAATTACAGACACTGATAATGAACTCTTGGATGGAACAAACAAATGGCTGTTTGAAGAGTTCAGAGTAGATGCAAACACTTCGAATGGATGGGAACGGACAAGCAACTCTCAGGATGACGCTACTTTTCCTTTTGTATTGGTTGAAAAGATGCCAATATCATTTGCCCAAACCGACGAGGCAGCCCCCGCTGGTTGCAATATGGCCATCTTTGCTTTCTTTGATGTTCCAACAACAGGGTCACCAATGAGTGCAGAACTTCAACTAGAGATAGTTGAAGGCTTCGAATTTGATTAAATAACAAAGTAATATTACAACAAAGGAGACAAATTATGTCAGCGGCATCAAACTTTCTAGAAAATGAAATACTTGATCACGTCTTGGGTGAAACAGCAAGAAACTATACACCTTCGTCAGCACTCCATTTAGCACTATTCACAGGAACCGCATCCACAGTATTAGCGGCTCTTGAGTCTGGCACCAGTGCCAACAGCACAGGTAATTGGGGATACCACGAAGTAGTATCATACGGAACTGATTCAAGTTCAAGTGGATACACAAGAAAACCAGTGAACTTCAACACAGCGTCAGGTGGTTCGGCAACGAACAACGGCAATGTGACGTTCCCTGCGGCAACTTCCAACTACACAAATTCAAGTGCAGGTGGATCAACTGTGACTTGTATTGCAGTAATGGACGCGGCTACGGATGGAAACGTCTTGTTCTATGGAGCACTTAATTCTAGCAAAGAAATATTAAACGGAGATACTTTCCAAATTTCTGACGCAAACTTGACGATATCCCTAGCATAATTTTTTAGGAGATACCTTTAATGGCTTTCAAGGGAGTAGTAGACACAGAAGCCTATGTAGTCGATGGCTACCAGGCACCGGTTGATTATTTCAATCCGGCAGAATCTGTCAGTGACTACGTCTTACCACAAAACTATTTTACATTCAGTGAACCTTATGTGTTTGCTAGTGTTCTATTACCTTCTTCATTTACTTTAAATGCAACAGGCATATATCGTAGAACACTTGACGAATACTCCTGGGACGACTTTGCTGAATCCAGCATTATTGATAGAACCTGGGACGAATGGTTTGGAGACCAATGGGACTCTGGTGGTGTTGCTTTTTCTTTTGGTATCATACTAAAAGCAAATGGTGGACACCTAAGAACAGGAACCTTAAGCATCACAGCATTCAACAGTCAACTTACAGTTGGCTCTACTATATTTGCTCCTGCGGTTGGACACAGTTCTGCATTCACAGTTTCTGCAACTCCTACAAGATTAAGAAACGCAACAGCAAGTGTCACAGGTGCATTCACAACAGCCACAACAGGTAGTGCAACATTTGGACCTAGCAAAACTATCACTGCCAATGCAACCACAAACATTGTTGGTAGTGCAACATTTGGACCTAGTCCAAGCATCACCGCCAATGCAACAATAAGTCCAACAGGTAATGTTGTTTTTACTCCAACAGTATCAATAACATCCACAGTCACAAAAGATTTTATAGGTGGAGCAATATATGGACACTTCCAACTAACATTGAACGCATTATACAGCCAGTTATCCATTGGTCGTGTAATTGAATTAACAGATCCATTTAATATTGTCAAGGTAAACAGAGAATTAAGAACCATAATGGCATTACCAGAAGACAGAAAAATACCAGTTTTACAAGAAACTCGTGTAAATACTGTTGTCAGTGAAACTAGAGACATTGGTGTTTCCCAAGAAACAAGGAAATTCAAAATCTTTAGACCTAACTTCACTAATAGAAGTAGCATACCAAGGATTAGACAGGAGACATAATGGCCAGCTTAACAGGATTCAAAAGAGACAACCAAGGCGCTTTCATAGAGAAGCATCCATCTGCCAACATCCAATATGGTGTTGACTTTACAGATTATCTAAATGCAAATGACACTATTTCATCTACCTCTGTGGCAATAGAAACAATATCAGGAGATGCATCACCATTAGCACTGCCAACTGACGCCGCAACAGATGTCACTGTGTCAGGCAAGGTTGTGAATGTAAGATTAAGAAATGGCACATCAGGCAATGTCTACAACATTGACGTGACCATTGTGACATCAGGTGGAGACACAGACGTTAGAAGATTTAGAATTGTTGTGGGAGAGAAACATCTATAATGGACGCACAAAAGAAATCATACAAATTAGATCACGATTTAATTTTTAAATTGGCATCAATGCACTGCACCTATGAAGAGATTGCAGACTGCGTGGGCACATCAGTTTCAACACTACAGAAAAGATTCAAGAACCTAATTGAAAAAGGCAAGGCAGAAGGTAAGAAGAGTTTAAGAAGAGCACAGTTTGAAAAAGCATTGGCAGGCGATGCCAGAATGCTTATGTTCCTAGGTAAAAACTGGTTAGGACAACAAGACTCACCAACTGACGAAGAGTCGACGGCACCACTACCGTGGGAAGACAAATAAACACCATATAATTACTGTATATGCAATTATCAGAACCACAGAGGCAAGTGGCGGACAACAAATCGCGATTCAGGATTTTATGCACTGGCAGACGTTTTGGAAAAACCACACTGGCAATCAGAGAACTGTGTTATAATGCAAGGGAACCCAACAAGGTATGTTGGTATGTGGCTCCAAGTTATAGGCAAGCCAAACAAATTGCTTGGGTAAAATTAAAACAGATACTAAAAGACTTGCGTTGGATAAGAAAAGTCAACGAAGCAGAACTTACAATAGAATTAAAAAACAAATCAAGGATATGCCTCAGAGGTGCTGACAACAAAGACTCATTAAGGGGTGTTGGTATTGATTTTATAGTGTTAGATGAATGTGCTGATATAGATGAACAGGCTTGGTCAGAAGTATTGAGACCAACATTATCTGACACCAAAGGATCAGCCGTGTTTGCAGGCACACCCAAAGGTATGAATTGGTTTCACGACTTGTATCAAAGAGGACAGGATCAAACAGAAGAAGAATATTCAAGTTTTTTGTTCACAACACTGGAAGGTGGATTTGTGGACAGTGGTGAAATAGAACAAGCCAAAAGAGATCTTGATGCAAAAACATTCCGTCAAGAATACCAAGCAACTTGGGAAACTTACTCAGGCATAATTTACTACGGTTTTTCAACCAGTGAGAATATCAAACATTTTGATCCACCATTAGACAACAATATCATACACATAGGAATGGACTTCAACTTGGATCCAATGTGTGCTGTGGTGTCATACATTTCAAATGGTGTTGTTTATATAATGGACGAAATACAAATATGGAGTTCCAACACAGATGAACTATGCCAAGAGATACATCGTAGATATCCAGGCAAGAAGATATTTGTGTATCCAGACCCAGCATCAAGACAGAGAAAAACATCAGCAGGTGGTAGAACAGATTTATCAATCCTACAAAACAACGGCTTTGTGTGCAAGGTGCCACCAAGGCATATGGCAATCAGAGACAGAGTAAATTCAGTGAATGCAAAACTTTGTTCAGCATCCAACGAGAGACAGGTATTCATACACCCGAAGTGTAAGAATCTGTTAAATAGTGTAAGCAAACACACATATAAAGAAGGAACCGTGTTGCCAGACAAGACGCAAGGATTTGATCATATGAACGATGCACTAGGATATCTTATTTCATTCTTATATCCAATCAGAACTGCATATGAGCAACACACACCGGAAAGATTTGGAATAAAAGTAGGAGCAATTAGATAATGGCACAAGACGTTTACGGTTTAACCACTACATCATTCACAGACAACACAGGCAAAAGCATTTCATTACCTGTGCATCAAGATTACGATCAATACATCAACCACTGGAGATTTTTAAAGAGAAGTTATTTGGGTGGTGCTGAATACAAGCGAGGAATGTATTTGAAAAGGTATCAATATGAGAACGAAGGCGACTACTTGTCAAGATTATCACAGGCGGCAGAAGACAATCACTGCAGAAGCATAGTTCACACATACAATTCATTCTTATACAGACAATCACCAAAGAGAGATTTTGGTTGGTTGGAAGGAGCACCTGAAATGGAAAACTTCCTACAAGATTCAGACTATGAAGGAAGAACTTGGGAATCATTTATGAGAGACGTCAACATACAAAGTTCTATCTATGGACATTGTTTGGTATTGGTAGACAGACCAGACACACAGGTTGGCACTAGAGCAGAAGAATTAGAACAAGGCATTAGACCTTACACAACCATAGTGACTCCAGAGAACATACTAAATTGGAGATTTGTAAGACAAGCAAATGGTCATTATGAATTAACAGAACTAACATTATTAGAACAAGACGAAAGACCATATCAAAGAACAGGTGAATTCTTTGTGAGAAAATGGACACCAGAAACAATTGAATTATTTTCATATGATGGCAAAGATGTAAAAGATCCAATGAAACAGGTTGAAATTAAACCCAACACACTGGGCAAGGTTCCAGCAGTTTGGGTGTATGCCAACAGAGGACCAGTCAGAGGCATAGGTGTTTCAGACATTGACTCCATTGCACAGGCACAAAGATTTTTAGGCAACTGTTATTCAGAAGCAGAACAACTTATATCTTTGACAAACCATCCGTCATTGGTCAAAACAAGATCAGTATCAGCACAGGCAGGAGCAGGTGCAATTATTGATATGCCAGAAGAATTAGATCCTAATCTTAAACCTTACCTATTACAACCCAACGGTGGTAATTTAGAAGCCATACTAAAAACAATGGACGAAACAGTCAAGAGCATTGACAGAATGGCACATATGGGATCCATAAGAGCAATTGAAACAAGACAGATGTCGGGAATTGCTATGCAATCAGAATTTTTAATGTTGGATGCCAAATTATGTGAGAAGGCAAAAAACTTAGAACTTGCAGAAGAACAAATTTTTAGACTGTTTGGACTTTGGCAAGGCAAGGCGTGGGATGGTGAAATAAAATATCCTATGGCTTTCCACATCAGAGACAAAAGTCTTGATATGGACATTATCAACAAGGCCGCGGCCGCACAAAGAGATTCAGCGGCGGCTACTCCAAATGTAAAATCAATTATTGATCAAAAAACACTTGAGATACTTGCAAAAGATGAAGACGATCTACAAGATATGCAAAACCAAATGGCTGACGATGGCACACACGATGCTATGACAGATCCAACAGATATGGTTAAGCATATGAGAGAAATGATCGAGCAAGGTATGACCAATGAAGAAATTTTACAACTACATCCTGAAATAGGAAAATTCTTTGGAGACACAAATGGCACAATACCAGAACAGAACGGTAACCCTCAATAAACCATTCCGGACACCAAACAAATCAAAAAAGTTTGCTGTCTATGTTAGAAACAAATCCACAGGCACAGTCAACATCGTAAGATTTGGTGATCCCAGTATGCGGATCAAATCCAACATACCAGCAAGAAAGAAATCATTCCTTGCAAGGTTTGGAGGCATACTTGCCAAAGTGCGAGGACAAAAAACATTGAGTCCTGCTTATTGGAGTATCAAGGCGTGGCAATGATAACATTTTGGTTGACTGTTGCATTTTGTGTGTATCTGGTATGGGAATTGCACTGTTGGATAGAAAGGAATTTCTAATGGACATACAAACACTAACAGCACTGTGGCCTATCTTTGTAGCATTCGTGTTGTTGATAGTGACATTGGCACAGGCACACTATCGTATCAAAGTGCTAGAAGAGAAAGTAAAAGTTGCATTCGAATTGATTAACAAAATTAATGAAAGAAATGATTAAAGAAAAAAATATATTTGAAGTTATAAAAGAGTCAGACAAAAAAACAAGACCGGGTCCTTGGGATCCACCAACTTACCCATCAGGCAGAGACTTGATGTATGCACAATGGGATAAGGAAGACAGGGAGAAGGCACAAGACTAATGGATAATTTTTTATTAAAATTCTTTGGATCTATAGACAAACTCACAGACAAAATATTTGG